TTTTTTGTGAAATAATTTTCTATCATACTCTCAAAAACGATTAGTTTTTTCTATTAGTCGTCATAGACCGTTCAACCCTTTTGCTACTAACTCAAACTGACGATAGCGAGTGCTAAATGTCATTGGGTTTTTGAGAATCTGAAACGCATCTTTGTCGCCCTCTGGATAGAACGCAACTAACTTCGTGCGGTTCTTAGTAACGTAGTATACGTTCTGAGGGAATCCTTCAGTCACTTCTTTCAGAATGTCAATCTGAAAAGGTTGACTCACGTTATTTTTTGCTGTTGCTTTCATACTTTTATCACCTTACCATGCTTGGTAGTCACATTAAATGGTATCACCTCTTTGACACGATCAACCCACTCAGGCAAAATGCAAACCATCTCTGGTTCGACATGCGCGATCATGGGAAATAGGTCATCAAAGAAAAACATCGTGTGTCGTATCACCAATGGATTTCTATGCCAGACCTTTGTCAACTTACCCTGTTTTACCACTTTCCTAATTCACCTTTCACTGCTAAGTAAACGATTGCGGCAACAACAATACCGCCCATCAAAATCACATCGTAGTAGTTCTGCGTGTATTCCATAAAAAACCCCTCTCAATCAATATGTACATAATACCATACTGGTTGGAGGGGTCAAGAACTTTTTGGTCTAATAGACTAAAGTCTAATACAGTTGTCGATGTGCTTCCTGTAAGTCGAGGGTCATTTGATCTAAGTCTTCGGCAGTTTGTGGTTCTTTGTTGTGGTATTCCCAATCCATGACTGACACTTCTTGTCCATCTTCTTTGACAAAGATCAGGTCTTTGACATAACTGAATGAGCATCCATTGAGGAAGTACAAGAAACTCTCAATGATTTCGTCAAGTGTCTCACCTTCCACTGTATGCTCTACTGTTTTGGTTTGACCGTACAGATCAGTGTACTCTCGACGGAATATGTACTTATCCTTCATTCAACACTTCCTCAACCATCTCAACATACATTGAACCATGTGTCTCTTCGATGATCTCCTTGATCTCCGCAAGAGTCTTGTCACCATTCAACAACTCAATGATGTCTTCTTGGACATCAAACACTTTACTACCCATCTTGCTCATTAAGAAATTCTCCTAAAACTTTCTTTGCTTTTCTGCCTTTACCAGATTTAATTGTACCATCATTTGCAAAATGAATCAACCCATCATTTTCAAGTCTTGCTAAAGTTAAAATGGTTGCTTGCTCAACCCCGTTTTTGATACCTGAGTTATATGAAAAAAATACAGAGGCAACGATAGTGCCCAAAAATGCGATTGCCCATTCGATTGGCATATGCCTCTCCTTCGGTAAGGGTGAATAACTATTTATTTGAGTTTGTTCTTAAACGTTGCCATCTTCATACCAACTACATTTGGCGATTCGACAACTCTCATTGGAACAGAGTCTGGAACCACGAAAACAAACTTTGTCCCACTGTTACGACGAGCAAACCACTCCAAGTAACGTATACGATGGTAGTTATCGTCTTGAGATGCATGTGTTTCTGGTCCATAGTTTTCTGTGTTCTTGTATACATTATCTGTTGAAATACCACCCTTTAAGACAAAATCAATACCAATTAAGTATAGAATGTCGAAACCTCGTTTGATTGCAGTTTCCATGGCAACCATTCCTGCATTGTTGCGTCTACGATGTGGACTGTACTCCATTGGTTCGTAGTGCTGATCTTCTGGAGGTACAATCACAATACCATTACCAAATGCACCTTCGGCATTACGAATCTCTTGCACCATTCCTTGATCAATTGATACGAGGTAGTCCCACTTATCAAAATCTCGATACAATGCATTACACCCATAGATTGGTGCTTTACCCACCAATTCATTCAGATCGACTTCGGCACGACTCGAACCGTTACCGACGATGAATGCGACCTTGCTCATCTAACTCATCCTCTAATTCATCCCAATTTTCGCTTTCAATCACATCCATCAAATGCGCCTTATAGTTGTGTCGAGATTCTCGCTTCAACTTTTTCTTGCGAACCAAATCGGTCTCTTCAATGTATTCAGAGAACCCCTTAGTTTTTTTGCTCATTGTACTACTCCTGTGAGCGTCAGTTTTTCTTTACTTCCAAATGGTTCCTTAAACCACGTATTGAATGCCAAAGACACTCTATCTTCATTTGTATTATTCACTCCAACAGAGTGATGTAGATAGTGAGGGAAAATTACAAACTTTCCAAACTCTGGCAAAATGTGTGACAAATTACTATTTGCCCAATTAGAATCGATTGTCTCGTGTGAAAAGTCGTACATATCTTTCCATGGATTTGGATCACGGAAAGTCATTGGTGTTGAATGATCACAGAGAAACATAACACAATTCCAAATACTGTTGCGATGCGTATGCTCCATGTGTCGTGTGCCATGTGGGTTTGTATTTACCCACGATTGCGTCACTTGAAACTTAGTATCGATTCGCATAACCTCATGTAGAAAATTGTCGAGGTGTGCTGTTGCTTCTTCAAGCAAGTCTTTTAGATGCCAATGGTGCAGTATAGATTTGTCCGACGAAATAAAGTTTTTGCCTTCATTCTCTTTCCAACCACCAGTGGCATCGACGACTCTCATCACTTCGTCATAGTCTAATTGTTTGAGAGTCGTCGAATATATCGGAACGGGAAAGATGCCGAACGTTTCAGCGTCACTAAGAACTTTGTCCATATTAAACTCTTATCGTACTTAAAACCAATCCTTCGCTAAGTTTGGAAATGCTTCTGCCACCAACTTGCGAGTTACCCCCTTATAAGGTAGATTACGATCTTTCATGCCCACCAAGACTTTTACTTCATCAGGGTGTACACTCTCTAGTAATTGAATAAATAACTGTTCTCGTCGAGTCTGTTTTAGATTTCTTTGAGCATCAGAATTTCCCTCAATAAACAGATAGAACTGACGTGAAGCATACTGTAAAGTAATCTCAGCATCTGCATCTTTTGGTAGTGGTGTGTGGGGCGGTGTGCCTTCTGGAAGTAACCAATTCACACGAGGATCATACGCAAGTCCAAGAATCTGTTTGAGAATAGGACTGCTATTCTGTTGCAGAATCTCAATCTTCTCTTTCTTAGTCTTTGATGTTTCGACCCTCTTAAAGATAGAGTCAAACGTTTTTGTTGACATTAAAAATCACCTATACATTCAGTTAATAATTTGAGTCGGTTTTTTATAAAATAATTTAATAAACCTTTACGGTCTGGTAAATTATATTCATCGTATTGACGCTCAACCTCATCCTTGATGTGATCTGGCACAAAGTCAAGATCCACCAACTGTTCATTACGCTTATAGTTACGTAACATTTCTTCGGTACAGAAATTCTCTGGTTCTTGATCTACCCATACGTTGAGTTTCTTGGATGCCAAAGGTTTCTGTCGCTCTTTGGCAACGATACATGAGTCGTTTGATAGGAAGTTAGGAATACCATCACCACGATCACCTTTCATAATGTGCTCTTTGAGGAATCGTTGAGCATCGTTGACACGTACCCATCGCTTAGTCACAGGACTAAATTGATCCACATTAGAGAACTTCTGAAGTTGCCCAAAGTCTTTATCACCAGATAGAATTAGAATCTTTTCGGTATCCGCATTATTGAGGTATACACCATGACGACTGGTCAATGTACCGATGATATCATCTGCCTCTGCACGAGCGACTTGAATGACTCGATACGGAAAGAACTCCTTGATCTCTGCTTTGACTTTATTCAGCGTCTCAAAGATCAATTGCCAATCAAGATCTGACTTTTCTCTATCCTCTTTTCTATGTGCCTTATAATATGGAAAGACATCCTTACGCCAGTAGTTCTTGTCATCGGCACAAATCACCAACTCGCCATAATCCTTAAATTTCTGGCGATACAGGCGAATGCTATTCAGCACCATGTGTCGAATCAAGTCCTCTTGTAAGTCTGCTTTTCCCCCCTGAATCTGAATCATCAGATTTGCAATCATTACCTGATTGAGGTCTAACAAAATCATTTTATGTGTCTCACATATAATTTATCTACAACACTATATATTACTCTATTTCAGAGCAAATGTCAACCCCCCATACACCACCAAGGTCAGGATAATAAACTCCATGCGATCTCTTTGGTGTACCATCGGAATTGTATGCCATGGTAGTACAGACTTGCTGAACGCGATTCTGTTGATACTCGCCCCAAAAACTATCTGTCCATGTGCCATTACGTAAATAAGATTCCATTGCTTGAATGTATCCGCGAATCTGCAACTCCTTTGCAATCGCACCTTTAATATTGGCACGAACATTTCGACGCTCGACAGCAAGCAATTCTTTTTGTGTCTTGATCCACTTACGTACATTCTTCATATTCAATGGATCGTCGTCACCACGTTCTAGTACAGACGAATGAATAGATTTGTACTCTGGAGGATTCTCCTTCATACGCTTTTCACGTGCTTCTGCGAGACGCTTGATTGCTGCTTCTCTCTGCTCTGGAGTCATCTGACGCTTCTTACGATATTTTTTCACAGTTGCCATAGGGCACTCCTTTCATTAATTCAGTTCACAGAATACACGAAAAAAAGGAGGTTGTCAACCCCCTGTGTTAAATTTTAATGTATTTTTTTGAGGTCTCAGTGATTGCAGTACGCCTGTCCACTCTGCCGAACGTAAATCCCAATTGTAGAAATTATCGATATAGTTCTTTTGGAACAACAGTTTCTTTTGCTGTGCGTCATCACGATGTCCAATGATTGCTTGGTGTAGTACATTCGCAAAGATATTCGCATGATGATTCATGTCTTCGCTATACTGATATCCTGTTGAGAATCCTGCAGTCGTCTCTGGCAATGCCGCAAGATTGGGGCATACGATCTCACATCCTGCACTCATTGCTTCGATTGCGGCAATGCATGAGGTCTCTTGCCATATTGATGGAAACGCAAAGATGTGTGCTTGCTGTAATGCTTCACGTACAACATGATTAGGTTGAAAACCATGATATGTCATCTGCGGATGTTCCTTTGCTCTCTCAAATAAATCGAGGTAAGGTTCATCCCTCTCTTGCCAACCGTATGCCGCGAATGATGAATAGATGTCAAGATGGATTGCATCACCGTGAATTTTTGCCAACTCTTCCATCACTGGAATCAATATCTGCAGTCCACGATGTGGTGTTGTGTGATAGATCAGTCGAATCTGATCCTTTGGTTTCTCGACGAGAGGAATCGGATCAATGGCATTCTTGAGTACAATCGCACCTGTATACGGAACACCCAATCCCATACTGTAAGTTTGCAACTGCCAGTTAGATACAAACACCAACTGAGCAAATCGCTCACGTGACTGTGGATCTTTTAGATGTTGTGCTTCTGGATCTGCCCACAGATCATGTAACCACAGAATGTTTGGTTTATCGGTTGATACCTCGCGTACACGAGACTTAATGATATTGAACTGATCGAGCAAGTCATTATCAACTCGCTCATACAGTGCCTTATTCATCAACTCTGTACCGCCTTGTGCCTTGTTCCAAGTACCATCAGAATTCATGGCAGATTGAACTTCGTCGTCTTGAATGTCTTCTAAACTCATACTGTAAACTCTTTCACTGAATCAACTCGGAATGAACGCCAACCATTCGACTCAACATCCCAAACAACTTGAACCTCTTCATTCGGTGCACGATTGCGATTCACTTCTTCGTCGCTTGATACTGGTGTTGGAAGAACTTTTGGGTCTAACGTACATTTCATTGTACGCTCTTCACCATTCAATTTTTGGAATACCACTGTGCATACACCCTTTACGAGTGCTTCTTTCATTTCGACTTTTGTCATTATAAACTCTCTGTTAATCCACTATCACTATCATACTGACGCTTTGTCAAAGACCAAGTGCCATCACCATTGTCTATCCATTGTAACACATCACCTTCCTTTGCGTCAAGGTGATCTAATACTTCTTGTGGTAGAGGTAGGATAGCATCATCGCCATCCCACTCTAATTCTACCGTCCAAACATCACTTGAGTTTTTGTGCTCCACGTAGGTACTCCAAAATGTTTTCTGGTTTGGTTTGCTCATATGGATCGGAGTCGCAGTTATCACAACGTCCCTCTTCCTCAAACCACTTCTCAATTTTACCGTTGTCTACAACCATAGCATAACGCCAAGAGCGAGAACCAAACCCAATATTGCTNTTATCAACAAGCATGCCCATCTGTCTCGTGAACTCGCCATTACCGTCTGGAATAAACTTTACCTTACAAACGTTTTGATCTAACATCCACTTACGCATCACAAAAGTGTCATTTACTGACAGTACATAAATTTCATTAATACCTTGTTCACAGATCTCTTCATAGAGTTCCTCAAACCTTGGCACTTGATAGGTAGAACAAGTAGGTGTAAACGCACCTGGTAGGGAAAATACCACCACTCGCTGTCCCAAGAAAATTTCCTTTGTCGTTAAATCTTGCCACTTGAAAGGATTGCTCCCCCCAATGGATTCGTCTCTCACTCTCGTCTTGAATGTTACTACAGGTATGCATACGCCTTCTTTCATTGTTGATGTCTCCTATTTATTGCAATGCATCATTAATATGTATTTTCACCCCACAAAAAATCGGAACTCATTTCCAATGATATTTTTTAATTGCTTTGATTGGTTTTTTTAATGAGTAACTCAAGTTCGATGACTTTCTGTTCCCACTTGGCAACCTTTGCTTCTTTATGTTTTACTTCTGCTTTGAGAAGTTTTAACCATGCCTTACGCAGTTTTAATTGTAGTTCTAGTATTGCTTGTGACATCAGTCCCATAAACTCCTATAGTATTTTCCAAATAATCGTGTACCGTTATTTATTCGCTTGTGGTGTTCGTCTAATCCTTCACGATCTATCTTGAAGGTGTCGTTTGGACCTCTATCCATTCTGTGATAGTGTGCATTCGTTTCATCAACTTCGTTACCATTTTCGTCGATGGGAACCCACTTGATGTCGTGTTCTCCACTGTAGAACTGTTCTTCGTTGTCATCGTCTGCGATCTGCTCAAATGCCCAGATCATTTCGTCCATGACATAATCCCAACGCTTGAAAAAGTTTTTGTCTGTTGTACCGTCTTCTTTGTAGCGAACAGTTTCTAACTGTGTTGGTTTGAGAAACAAGGGAACATCCGATGTATCAACATTCGGTGCACCGTGTTTGGTTTCTTTGAGTTGCTTGAGCATTGGCACGATCAGAAGTGCCAAAGTATGATCCATACTCCAAGTATCGTATGGATGAATAACGATGTCTTCATCGCGCTCAAAAGTTTCAAGATCATCTTCTTCAGATGCGTATCTGCCTAGTCTTACATACATACATCACTCATCCAAGTTGGCACCAGTGCAAGGAATCGAACCTCAGTCTGTGGTTTTGGAGACCATCATGTTACCACTACACCACACTGGCATTATTAGTTAAAAGGATTATCCTTCTCGTATTGAACTCTTTTGACAGTTCGATAAGTCACTGTCTCTTCAGTGCCGATTTTACAGAAACTTTCTTCCATCGTCGTCACCACAAATGTATTCTCTGGCGGTAGACAAATCGGTTGTTCTATTGGTTCTGGTTCTGGACAGTTTGGTGCAACTTCAGTACCCCAAACATACTCAAACATCCACCACCAAGTCAATGCCAATAGAACCCAACCGATTGAACCGAACATTAGAGACTATCCAATGCCGTTTGTGCTCGTGTCTTTTCGTTGTCGGCAATCTCTTTGTTGCCAACTTCGCCATGCTCACGATCCATAGGATTGAGACTTAACAGAAGATATGTGCGGAAATTCTTTTCCTCAAGCGTCACTTCCTTTTTCTCAATCGTATACTTAGATACGTCAACCTTCTTGAATCCAGACTTCGATACCTTCGTTGTCTGCTTGGTTGCAAGACTCAAACTCTTTTTAGAGTTGTCTTCGACATAAGCACGAGTCTCTGCCGATGCCACTGACACCATCTTATCACCCAACGTAATCTTTGCAGAGTGCAATGCTTTATCCATTGAGAACTGCATATCATTCGATAATGATGTCCCAACCGCATACAGACGATCTTCTGAATCCTCTGGCGGTTCTATAAACCATTTAGGTACTACGTTCACCTCGCCCTTCTCAACCTCAACCTTAGTGGTCTCGGAGAACGGATTGCTAGAACAACCTGCTAATAGGGTTGCTACCCCAATTGCTACGAATATCTGTTTCATAATGCTTGAACCTTCGTTATAATCAAATCGATTGCGGAGAGTATTTCCTCACGAAATACTGCACCCAAAATCACACCCATAATAAAACTTACCACAATTCACTCCCTATGTCAATAACCAAATTTCTCTGCGAGTAGATCAATATAACGATTCTCTTCTGCCACCTCTGCCTCAATCGCATTGATCAAACGCTGAATCCGCAATGCTTTTCCATAAGCACTGATACCAACATTGGTCTGTGCGATCTCAGAAGAATCCAAAAACTGAACCGCATCTTTCAGCGTGTTCAGAATCTCTTG